CTGTATTATCTAAGACCAAGCACTCATAGTTTTCTGTACAAGCATCCATCACTTTATTAAACATGTCAAAGGTTGGAAAGATACCAAAGAATGATTTATAGAGTTTTAGAGTTGGTAGCCCAGATCTTTGGAGACTTCATAAACAGATGTACAACCCTAAGTACCTTCAACAAAAGGAAGATGATGCCAAGAAGGCAACTAAAAAGACAAACCTTAAAATTACAAAGACGAAATAACAAATAAGTATTCTGTAACTTTACTAGGTCTATTTTTTCTGTTACGACTTCCCTTGTAACAACTGTAGTCTATTTCAATTTTTTCATATGTATATGGTTGAAGAAGTTCTTCCCATTCGGGTAATGATATAAACCCTTCATTATTATATGACACCAAGGTATGTTTAGCTTTAGTAGTTGCTAGTTCCAAGGTACGTTTCATAGCATCTTTGATCTTGTTCTTATAATTGTACTGACTTTTGTTCCAGTCTCCAGGAATACCTGATACTTTAGAAACTGTATGAGGTCTTTCATTGGTACAAATTAGATTGAGCATGAAATAGTTTGATCCATATGGGTGTTGGTTGTAGGGTGGATCTAGATAGATGAGATCAACTTTTGGTAGTTCTTCCAAAAAGTCACACGCATCTTGTCGTTTCACTTCAACATTTTTACATGGTTCAATCCATATGGGTGTTTCAACTTCAATTCTTTTCATAATTCTATCTTGTGCGTGACCACCTTTACCACCCCAACCACCTTTATGAAACCCCTTAAACACACCAGATGTGTTTGTATGAATACTAGCCTTTACCAGGAGTGGTCCGAGACAATAAGATTTGAGATGCTTGGGAACACATCTCTCAACGTAATCTAACATTCCGTCAATTCTTCTTCCATTTTCGGGTGTATAAAATTGTCTCTCATCTGAGGCATACATTTCACTAATAAACCCAACTTTATCAGGACAATTATTCATTTCACTCAAATGATTTACGATTTCATCTTGATCAAACCAGGAAGGTGTTTTCAAAAAGCATTCGGATAAAACTTCACAATACTTTTCCAAGTCATTGACATGTAGTTTTTCACAATGTGTCAATAACATTCTTGACACAACACCAGAACCAGAAAACGCATCAGCACATGTTTGAGGTTTAAGTTTAGTGACAATTTCTTCTATGACTTTTACAAGTTTTCTTTTATTACCAATGTAGGTAATCATAGGCTGATTGACAAAATCATTCATTCTTATCAGTCTATAATTTCAATTCTCTAATATAGACTGCGTCACTCATTTTTTTCAAAAACATAAGACTATACTAAATGTCCACGGATATAAATACATTAAATCTTGCCGACAATGGTGATGGAATGGTTCCATTGAATGATAACCCTACAACAACTTTTATCAGTAACGAGCGTGAAGCGTTACAACAACCCGAAAAAAATGTGAGTCAAAATAAACAGACGATGGACTCTACTCCAATTAATGACATTATGATGGAACCACCAATGATGGCGGAGGAGCCCAGAATGCAAGGCATGATGCCACAAATGACCGCTCCACAACCTCAGGGTAGTTATGCTATGCCACAACAAGAGCAAAAGGCTCCAGAAAGCAAGAACCCATTCAATCTCACCGATGATCAAATGATTGCTCTCGTCGCTGGTGCCGCCGCGGCTCTTGCGGTGTCTAAGCCAGTTCAAGACAAGCTTGTCACTTCCATTCCAAAGTTCCTTAACGAACAAGGGAGCCGAAGCATGGTTGGCTTGGCTTCAACCGGTTTGGTTGCTGCTATTGTGTTTTACATTTCTAAAGATTACTTTGTGAAGCCATAAACACATTATTTGATTCCCAACCCATATTAGAATAGATTGAATTATCAATACCTGTGTAGTATGTAATCAAAGCTCCTGTCGCAAATGCCGTCATGAGCAAGGCACTCAATTTAAGCGTCTTGCTTCTGTCACTTCCGTATTTTTCCACAGCCTCTCTACTTTCACCCCATATAGCATTTACAGCAAATGTAATAACTAGGGCAATAATGCTCGTCGTAAGAAAGAAGATGCGATCAACTGCGAGTCTTGGCACATTACCTATTATGTAACGAAGTACATTTGGAACTATGACAGTGAGCCACACGAGATTGAGGTTATAATTTTCCGAGAAGTGTGGAACAATGCTTATCCCGTATATGGCGAGCCAATATACAATGACCATAAGTAAGATACTCAATGGTGTTTTCATTTAATATGAGGGAAGAATATTATTTATCCTGAACATGCTGACCACAGAACTTGGTTCTTTCGGGAATCTTTTCATATATACCCAAATTTACACAAATGTCACGAAGTTCAAGGTAATTTCTCCAGAATTCTTCTGTGTGTGAATACTCGTCCACTGTACAATGTGCTAGTTCATGAATTAGAACATGAAATATATGATTCACTTCACCATCAAGGCACAAGGCAATTTCTTCTCCCTTGTTTGTGTTGTATCCCACAGATCCGTTCATTCTTTTGAAACCTGTAATTGGGACACACTTCTTCAACATATGAAACTTTTCATAGTCTACATCTATGATGTGATCTCGGAGAATGCGATACTTTTCCTTGACTTCCAAAAGTTCCTGGGGTTCTTTGGTCTGAAGAAGAATCCATAAATTGACGAGCAGTAATATAATGAATGCTATCATCTCTTATATACAAAGATAAATTTGCTATACAACTCTGAGATGGGGTTACCCGTGAGTCCCTCCCAAAGTTCTAATCTAAATCCACTTTCTTCTAGATATGTGACAAGATGGTCTTTGTATGCTATGGGTTCAGACTTTGGTCCGTCTGCGTAAAACGGTGTATCCACCAGATTGACAAATAACTTTTCACCAAAACCACCATTACCGTGTTCCTTCATGAGAAAGAAGTTACCCATCTCATCCTTAAGGGGTGTCTTAAATATTATCTTTTCAGAATCTGGTATGATGCCTATGAGTTTTCCGCCAGGTTTCAATCTCTTTTTGATTTCTCGAATTGAACTAAAAAATTTGTCTCTTGATTCAAAAATATAGTGAAGTGAAAAGTTGTAGCACACAATATCAAACTTTCTATTTGGGCAATTGTGAATATCACCTTCATAGAAGTTTACGCGCATGCGCATATTTTTTGCGCGGGACCTGGCTTCCACAAGGGCTGATGGCTCTGGATCACACATACTCATGTTAGCGCCACACTTATGCCACTTCTGAAGATCACCACCAAATCCACAACCAACATCAAGTATTTGGTCACCGTCCTTGGTAACCCAATGTATGAGTTCTCTCTTGGCATCATTATGGTTACGGCGGATCTCTTCCATACCTTTTTAATTATTCATTCTTTTAAGGTAACTTAAGTTGTATATCTTTTAAATCTGGATTCTCACTTAGACCCCAATTAAACAGATAATAATAGTTGTGACCAGTACCTTTCATGAACTTCAATTTTTCAAGATCTTCGGGATCGGTACCAACATCAAGTGTGTTAAATACATCATATCCTTGATTTCGAGCCAATATGAAGGCATCGTTATAAACATCCCCAACCATATACAGTCCATATACTTGCTTTACCGTATCTGTTCCATCTACACGATCATACGGTATTTCATAGAATGATATAAAATCATCCGTCTCGTCATTTACATATGAATGAATTGGTAACAACCAATAGCGAACCCAGTGTTCATCAATAACTGGCGCAATCTTAAACTTTTCAAAGTATTTCTTTAGAATCTTTGTAACCTTTGGTACATCTTTGGAACTCATTTTTCTGAACATAGAACGACCTCGAACTTCGAAGTATTTTTCACGTAGACGATTTGTTTGATAAAATCCAGTTTTCACAAGTCTTTTTACATCAAGGAAACGATGCCAATAGTGAGCCTTTGTTATTGGTTTTGGAATTTTAGTGACTGCGGTGTATACAGCCTGTCTAATTCCCCTATGATTAGCAAGTCTCTTAATTTCACTTATAAGAAGTGGTGCGAACCCTTCAGATCTATACGACGGATGAACACATAAAAAGTTTATTTGTACCATTTTGAGTGGGGTATCAATAACCCTAACAGTAGCGGGTACACTTGAAACGTAACCAATTAGTTCTCCAGTTTCATTCCTGGAGATCCCTATATTTTTGTAACCTGGTATTTCAGCCGCCCACTTGAGAGTTTCTATAGAATATGAAAGCCTGAAAGTTTCGTCGCAGACGTAATGTTCTTTCAATAGTTTATGAGCCTCATCAATTGAAGGTTCAACCCACGAAAACCCATCAGGGATTTTAAAAGCTTCATCTTTGAGACTCTTATCTATTTCAATTTCACCAACTTCTCCATTATGTGGTACAGGTTGCTTATCCCAAAATTGGTGCATATGTTATCTATCAATTCACCCTTTTAAGCTGGCTTAAAGTTTTACTGCTTGAATAGTGTATAATGTCTCTTGAACAAGATTACACCACCGTTCCAGGTCAGCTTTACGCATGCCTTTCCGTTGTTGGTCCAGAAGCTCCACAAAAGAATGACAAGTTTGGTATCAAGATCCGCGGTGCTTTTGCGAGCCGAGATGAAGCCGCGTCTCACGCCAAGCGTCTTCAAAAGGAAGACAGTACCTTTGACATCTATGTTGTGGACATGTACAAGTGGCTCTTGATTCCACCAGATCCATTGAAGATTGAAGATGTCCATTACCAAAATGAAAAGCTTGAAGAAATTATGACTGGTTACAAGGAAAACCAAGCCGAAGCCACTCGCATGTTTAACGAACGCAAGCGTGACATGATGGAAGCTAAGTCTTTCCTCAAGCCAGGTGACGAAAACTCCAAGTTCTACACCAAGCCAGATGAAGCACCAATCAGTCACCCAGCTGATGTCATCGAGCGTCTCAAGAAGGAAAAGCCAGATGCTCCAATGGAAGAGCTTGTCAAGGAAGCTGACGCTATCGTCGCCGCCGAAGTTGAGGAGCGACGCAAGAAGCGTGAAGCCGAAGCCGAGGCTGAAGCCTCTACCGAAGCCAAGATTGAAGAGTCCAAGGAAGAAGGAGAACCAGAAGTTTCTTCTGCTTAGATCAAAAATATAATATTTTTTAATTTTAAAACAAGATGTTAAGTATAATCGTCGCCGTCATCTTGACTAGTGCATTCTTTATTTTGTTTTTTGAACCGAGACTTCGCGTGGTTTTAAAAAACAAAACGGAGCAGGAGCAGGTGCAAGAGCCACCTTCTACAACAAAGGGTTTTATCGAAGATACACGGGATGCTTTTATTGTTCCAGTGTATCCAAGCCAGGTTATGGATCGCGATATTACGGGTAAAATAGTGCCTATTTATGGTGATATTGGATCTTTTGTACCATACTCAGGCGTATCGGAGTATGACTGGTTGCATGGTTTTCCCCATGAAAAAGCCGAGTAAGAAGACAGCAAATGCGACAATCCATGTTGTCTTATCTATGTTTGAAAATATGTCACTCTTTTCTGGATAGACTTGTTGTGGCGGATACATCATTTCTGAAGGATGAAAATAGTATTGTTGATCTTGAGGCAAATGTTCTTCGCGTATAGGTGTACTATCTTCATTCTTTTCCTCATTCTTGAACAATGGATCAGTTGTTGGATCATATTCAATTGGATTTCCTATATCAGTCTCCATTTTTAATATATCATTTGTTTTTTTTAAGCGTCTTCTTCCTCACTTTCATCTTCATCTTCATCGTCGTCCACGACAAAATCCTTGAGACTTCCTTCATCTTCGTCATCATCACTGTCTTCATCTGAATAAATTTCATCATCCGTGTCTAATTCCGAACCAAAATCTGAATCGTATTCATCTGATGCGTAGTCGTCTTCTAAAACCGTTTCTTCTGGTTGATACAGTTCTGGCTTCTTTATCTGCCTCCCTGAGCGTGTTCTGGTTTCCACCATTTAATTAAATAAAGAAACTTGCTTTTTAAGTATCTTTTCATGAATTTCATCCCTAAAATCGGGGTGTGCGTATAGAGCAAGCTCTTCAAGTTTATTCTGAGCATCTACATGTTTTCCATTCTTTTTAAGGTCTAAATACTCCATGTAAAGGTCTGGATGTATTCCAGAATATTCGTGAAACTCATCGGGTTCTGGTATTATCTTTGGTATTTCATAATCGTTGATGAGTTTTGCTGCTAAATAGACAGTCACACCAACGAGAATGAGAGCCATTCTTCTGTTATTGTCGTTTATTTTTTTCGGGGTGGATACAACTTTTCTACGATACTTGATCCCAAAACATGTGTCCTCGCAGCACTCTTCTTACATAGGGGACACTTTTGAACAATCTTATTTTTCTTGATCAAGTATGACATAGTCACACCTTCATGGTCTCCCTTGATCTCTTCACAATAAGATGAAGTAGTCAAAGCTACAAAATCATTTTTCTGACGAGATATACTTACAATGTGTATGTCATCGGGACATTTCATACATTTTTTCATAAATGATTCCAATTGAGGTTTTACATCCGCTTGTTTAATTTGTGGTTTTTCTTCAAACTTTTTGATTTCTGGACACTTCTTAAGATCTTCCTTCTTAGGGTACAACTTTTCAACAATCTTGTGTGTCAAGTTGTGCTTTCTACCATAAAAATCTTTACAAAATCCATCAACTCTTCCGCGTAGTGTTTCACATCTACAAAAACATTTCTGTGCTATGACGGATCCACTTATATGAAACCAGACATGATTAGAACTGTGTGGTCTTTTGAGATTCTCACAATACTTTGAATTTGTTGAAACCAAATATGTCTCCTTGTGTTTAAAAAGTTTTGTAATTGAAGCACCACTTTGTCCTTCCATATTCTTCTGTACAAAACTTTCAATAAGTCCCTTGAGTTCATCGTCATGTAATTCATCGGCCGTTTGTGCATCGGTAAATGATCCTTCTTTGATGACCGAAGAAGGTGGTTCTATTGTGACATGTTGAGTCTCATTTGTTCTGATTGAAGACATTTTGAGTATTTCCAAATCAGGCTCCTGACTGACTTTTAGAAGTGTACTCAATGGTCCATTTTTGTAAATGAAGACTGGGAGGTACGCAACTTGTACAACTTTACCTGAGTGGCAATTTTCACATCCCTGGCCACCACACGCCATATGCTTTGCCATCTTGTGAGACCATGGCATTCGGAATCCACTCCCCTTTGTCTTTCTTTTCAGATCTCCATACACTGCGGAATCAATGATTTCATTCCAGTCAGTGTTACCCTTTGCCTTTGATAACGCCACAAGAATGTGTTCTCTGAGAGCCAAAGCAGAAGCTTGATCAACCACAAAACCTGGCCAATTTAGATGAACTCCAGTCTTTGTATATTTATCAACCTTCTTTGGTGGAGAAACAGAAATGAGACATTCCTTACCACCGTGGCGCTTGACTTTATCACAAATGATTTTACATATGTCTTGAATTTCATCAAGGGTAAGTGAGTTTTCATCTTTGTAGTCAATATCTACAAAAAAGTTATATGTAGGACTTTTCTGTTCAACGACAAACAAGTTTTCACCAGACTTTACGGCTGTGATATACTTTTCGTGGAACTCATTCAATCTATCAAAAGGCACGGAAAGGACACCACCGTCCATGAGCACATGTGATAGATTGGTTGCATTATTAAATTTTTGTTGGTTACACCACTTCTTAAACATACCTTATTATTGCTCTTCTCCTCTAAACCACCTCATACAAGATACATCTGGATATTCTTGCGTCTGGGAAAGATCCTTCTTAAGGGTCAAAAGTTCATACACCGTCTTTTCTTCATTTTCCTTGACCCACCACTCAACTTCCTGATCACAGTATCCCCTGTTCTTTTTCAGGAGTTCGCCAATCTGCATTAAAATGTAAGCTTTGGACTTCATTCTATTTAATAGAGAATGTTTTTCTATTAAGAGAAGTCACACACGAATAAAACTCTGGATTTCTAAGAACATTATCAACTATAAGTTTCCAACGCTTACG